TGCCATCCGCATCTTTAAATTCAATAGGATCGCTTATTGTAAAGTCTTTGTATGAATAAATATCTTTCATTTTCTTTGTTTTTATTTTCTTGTTTTCTCTATACTACTACATAGGGGGTTTATAAATCAACTACTACATAAGCAATCCACACCTTTAGCGTATTGGCTGCATTACCTCCGGTATAATTTAAAACTTGACCTTCTGAATCTTTAATATAAACCGCTTCGTTTCCCGGAATACCCGCACCCGGATTGTAAGAGACATTAATACCTTCAAGATTCCCGCTTTCTGGAGTCCCGAATGGATACGTTAATGGAACGGGAATACTTTTAAGACTTATGCCAGTAGCCTCCAATGCGTCTTGCGTTAATAGTGGCGAACTCATGTGTTTACCCTCGCCGGGGTTAGGGCTTCCAGCCATTAAAATCAATGAAGCAAATTCTGAAGCATCATAAGCCCCTGCACTTGTATTTATAACCACATATCCAAATAGCGGCAAGGCTTGTGTTCCTGCGCCAGTAGCCGGGATAACCTCAATCCCCAATGTTGGTAAGTTCTTTATCTGAGCATCAGTTAATTCCACACTTGCAACCAAATACGATGAACCTCCTTCCTCCCCACTTCCTGCAAGTCCAGGGAAAGCCGCAATTATCCCCGTCTCAAAATCATCCTGACTGTTCATTACTGTTCCATCAAAATCAATCTCAGTAATTAAAATATTCTTAAACTCAACCTCGTCAATAGTAAAAGTTATTCGTGTCGTGTCCTCTGGTAAGCTCCAATCAACACAACGTGAAGTGTTGTGTAAAGACTTCAATACGTTTTCCACTTGCAAAGAAGTGTTATCCGTATGTACAAAGTCTATAAAGTTTCCGTTTGTTCTGAATGAATAAGTCATATTACCTGTTAAAGTTTAACATCATATAATTCTAAATCATCAAGTTCTTTATATAGTTTTTCAATCATTCTTGTATGATAGTCTATATTTCCAGAAAGAGAACTTCTTTCAAAAACACTCCCGCTTCTATCCATCTGCATTTCGTATATTAATATCATCCTTCTGTGTTGTTCAATCTCTTGTTGTTTTGTCCCATCTGTTGATTCAAATACTAAATTATTTTCTTGCCCTTTAAGTGGTTTACTATGTTCGTTTTCGCCCCTCAATATTTCTATTGGGATTTCTTTAAACGCTTTACATTCCCACCCGCCTAAATAATGTTTACACATTAAACAGGCTGGATTTTGTTGTTCTATAAGACCCTGACTCATATTTTATTTTTATGTTACCTGAATGAGTATTAAAGAAATCAACCCATTCTTGTTTTAATGCTGCTTTTCCTTTTGACTTATACAAAGACCATATCTCTGCCAATGCTTCAACTCCGTGCGTTTTACCGTAACCGCTAATAGGTATTCTTGCTTTATCCACTCCTTTCTGCCAATTAAGAACTTCACTTTTAGTTGTGAATCTTGACATGGTTATTAAATGCCCATACTCATGGTGAATCATTCCTTCTAAATCTTCAGCAATTAACCAATTATCTTTATTTACAAAACCATTAAAGCCGCCCGGTTTATTATTAGCCCAATCAATATGCCCCTGATCTATTGTTAACCTTGTTTCAGTTAGCGAACCATCTTGATTGAATGTTAATTTGTGTTCGCCCGGAATCCAAAACTTCTTTGGCGCTGTTTTTTTAAATACCACTTTATCAAATACAACCCCATGATCCCGCTTAGACTCAAATAGAACTTTATTAACAGCGTTTAATGTTTCCAATTTTGCTTTAGCCATTCCTGACATCTCATAAGCAAGGGCATTGGTATCCATAAACCTGACCGCTTCTTCCCATGTTTCAGCCGGTTTGAATTGCTGTTTTTCTGGCTCTAAAGGAATTGGTCTATTAGGAAAGCCTAAAACAGGTTTATTTCTTCTTCTCTTTGGTATTAACCGCCCCCTTGAATCCCTTTTAGGTTTTAGTCCCATATTACAACGGCAATTAATTATTGAACCAGCACTTGCCTTTGGATCACCAGGATGTCTTAACTTATCTCCGTTTCGTGGGTCGGTAAATAAATCATCAAAGTCAATCGTAATACCGTCTAACGCTACATGATTTGCATGATCTTTCGGATTATTACCCCTTGTTCTTCTGTCGTTAATTGAAATCCATTCTTTCAGCATTTCATATTCATAAGTCTGTCCGGCTGCAATCACTCCCACATTAGCCGCTGTGTTAACCTCTGTCCTTACTATCCTTGCAGCCTGAAAGTCACTAAAGCCTGATTCTCTCAATTCTCTCACAGTCTTATCAACTCCCCATCCTTCAGAAATTGACTGCTGCAAAACCCTTAACAAAAAATCCCTTGTAGTCGCATTGACCGCAAAAGTTATTTTCTCAATCAAATGAAGCCTTAAATACTCCTGAATGAACTTTACCCATTCCTCGTTAAATCCGAATCCTTTCTTTTCCAGAATCCTTAAAGCCCTTGTTGATATGTTTGCATGTCTCACCCCTACCACACCATAAAGCCTTTCGATCTCTCTTGCTAACTCAGGATTAGCTAAATCGTTAGTGACGTAAGTAACTGCCGCATCAATTCCACTCCTTTCAATAATAGCGATCACCTCTTTAAAGTCAATAGTTTTCTTGACCCTGTTAAAGAAGAATTTTTCAAACCGTCTATTTATTTTCTCGTATTCCGTCATTTTTCAAATAAATTATAAACCGTTCCCTAAGCCTTAGAATTATTCTCCTCTTGTCAGGACAGCAATTCTTTGGAATAGGATACTGATCCTTTGCCATTTTGCGAAACTCTCGTTCCGTTATTTCCCTCTTGCCCGTTATCGGAGCTTTGTCCATTTCCATTTATTCCCGCATTTAAAGCGTTATCAACTTCGTTATCGTAATCACTCAACGGCGTTCTATCTTGTTTTATCCAAACCTCATCTGCTTCTGGTTCCGGTCTTGCTTCCATGTTAATTCTTTCCCTTTCTTCATTTGGAGTGATCATCATTATCTTACTTGTAGCTTCAATTATCTCACTTGCGTTAGGCATTAACTCAGGGAAGCAATCAGTCTCAAAATCACAATAAATATTCTTTCCCTTAAAACCCCAATCGGTTGTTATTTTCCAATTAAATGATGCTCTTCTACTCGTTAGTAAAGGCATCACAGCCCCAAGAATTAAAGCCTTCTGCGCTTCGATAACATTGTTATAGGTCTTTTGCGTAAGCCCTAAAAGCTCAGGAGGTACATCATAAGCATTACAAAACATTATCGCATCCCACTTTTCAGAATCTATTATTCCTAACTCAACCGGAGTTGAACCTAAATTCACCACTCCTGTTTTTACACCACTTACAGCCCTTTTACCCATGTTCTCAGGTCCTGAATACTCTTCAGCCAACTTTACTTTAAGAGCTTTAGCCATTTCTAAGCCTTCAGCGAAATCCATCCTTTCGTCATCCATGTAGATTATTGAATCAAGTCCGCCGTTTTGGAACTTGGCCGTACTTGCATCCTTAGCGGCGTTATTCCTGGTAAGGTTCTTTAAGAATGATTTTAAAGGTGAAAACCCGTATAACTCTTCACCGTTTACATTAGAGTTAGGATTTACATACCTTTCATGTAAGACTTCCTCTTTAGCGAATTGCTGATTAAAAGTATAAAGCTCATAAGATCCCGTCTTAATCGGGAAGCCTTCAGTAACTTTTATATTAATTAAATGAGCTGGCAAGCACCAAAGCTCATTTGGAACACCTTCATTTGCGCCGCCTTTTTGTGGAATTCCCCACTCATAATAATCACCTGTTAATAGCTTATAGAGAAATAGTTTCCTTTGGTGATCAGCAAACGTATATTCCGAATTGGCGTATTTAAGCAGCTCTTTTAACTTGGTTGACTTAGTATCAAACTGACTTAGTGGTTCAACCGCCTCAGCTTTTAACTCTTTAGCCCTTTTAATATCTTTGAAACTAACGTGCTTCTGAAGCATTAACCTTTCTGATTCCTTTAGCTTCTTTTCGTCAACTACTTTGTACAAACCCCACTCAGGAAGTACTGCTTTATTGAGAATTTTATTTATAACAGAGTAAACAATATCATTCTTATTATAACCCTCAGTTATGTAGGTCTGCTTATTGTCCGTAGGAGTAACTAATCTCCCGTTCTGAATTAAATAACGAATAGACTGATGAACAGCCGGATTAATGTACTTTAATTGAATCTGCTCAACTAAATCCTTTCCTAATATCCACTTTTGTATTAAATTCATGCTACTGCTACTACAAATTCCGATAATTGAAAATACATTCCCATCAATAACGTATCTAAATAATCTGGACTTTTACCGTTTAACTGTTCTTTCATTTCTTCCTTACTGATTAATCTCTTACGGCTTTCATCCAGATCAACATTCTTTGCTTTTAAAACACCCATCTCTTTTATTATTTGTTCTTTTTGTACTGGTGAACAAATTATCCTTATCTCCCTCTTATTCACTTTCTCAGCTAACTTATAACCACACTCAGCTTTAAGGTTAGCAAACTCTTTTTTGTGTATCGCTTGCGCCCCGCCGTGAAACTCTTTAATTCCTTTCAAGTAACTTTCCAGGTAAGCACCCATCCCGTCACTATCCACTATTGTTTGGCTATGGCTTACACCCTCCTGATTCATTACGTTCTTAACATCGGTCTCAATTGATTTCCCGTCTGACTTATTCTTATCGACTACAAACTTGCAAACAAGGCCATCCCAAGAAGCTATAATGAACTTATCCCGCCCCTGCATTGCCAAGTCTGAACTTATTCTCTTTTTCCCTGTTCGTTCAACATGATCGTTAGTGAACATATCCATTATCGCATCGAACTCACAAAGAACTGACGGATCATCCGCATAGTCCCAGTCCCCCCGGTAAAGTCTCGCTTTCTCTGGACCTTCCGGCATATTCCTAAGTGATTCTAAAGAACTTTTCGGGTAGTTAGGATTATCGTGTGCAAAAGCCTGAACAAACCTTCTATGCCTCGGTAATTCGTTTCTCTGATGTGCCTTATAGAAATCACCGTAAGCCCAATTCTTTGTCGGGTTTGTCGTGTAAAGGATTTTGGGGATTAAGTTGTACTGATCCAGCTTAAACCTAATCCTGACCTTTAAAATATCCTTTGCCTTGCTTACTACCTGACTGCACTCATCAACATAAGCATCGGTGATCTCCAAAGAACCCAATTCATCAAAATCAGGATCTGAAGGGTAAGAAAATAAGTCCCGTAAGAATATCAAAGAACCATTCGAAAAAGTAATGCAGTTCGGAAACTCTTTATCTTGACTGCTCGTTAAATCAAAGTGAACACCTCTTTTAACTCCCTGCATCTTAGCGACCTCGAAAAACGTCATCAGGGTAGTTTCTTTTAATGTTTTCATTACCGCCCTGCCTATAAAACCCCTAGTCCCTGGAAACTTCAATCTTCTCTTTAGCTGCCAATAAGTTCCCAAAGTTGTTTTCCCCGGTCCTGCTGCCCCGCCAAAAAGAACCTCCTCGGTTGTGTCATCTTCCAAAAAGTCAAGAGCTTCGGTCTGTTTGAAATTCAGAATCACTTTGTCTGATAAGTTTTCACCTCCTGCCAATGAACACCAACTTGCCCTGAAAGCTCGGTTTCGACTTTGTCTTTCCAGCTCATGTTTTTCAATGCAAAGATTACCCCTGTCGGATTGTTCTCGTAAATCAGCCTTGTTTCATAAACTCTTTCAATTCTTTCCCTTGCCCTTTTTATTATGTCCGAAAATTGTTCCTTATCATCATACAAATAAAGCGTTGATCTACTGATACCCAAATGATAAGCTAACCCGGCTAATGTCGGTTTGCTGTCTAAGTCAAAATAATCATCAATAGATATTCTTAGTTCATCTGCCGACTGATAAGCCAATGGCCTTCCTACTTTATTTTCCCCGTTATTTTCCATGTGAAACGTCCTTAAATGACAATGCCCCTACAATAGTAGAGGCGTTAATATTAGCTGCCGGATACCCGTTTGCTTTCAATATTTTCATTTGCCAAAGAGGATATAAAGTCCCCTCGGATTGTGAAGTTAAATAAAGATTTTTAAAATGTGCAAATTATTTTTCCCACCTTGATTTTTCTTTGAATTGTTCATTAAGAAACTTTATCATCTCTGGTTTAAATCCTGTCGGCCCGGTTGAAAAGAATAGCCTGTCTTTAGTCAGTTCCTGAATTGCTTCTTTGCTCAAAATACGGTTTATTTTTAAGTCAGTCATTTCTTCGCCTTCCTTTGAATTGAAAGCCGCTGACTTGATCACAAACTCCCGGTCACCCCATTCTAATCTGAAAACCCGGTGAATTTGCTCACTTGTGAAAATACAGGGAGTGTGAACGTCAAAGTATCTAATGTCGCCAAAGTGATCTAAAGTGTTTTTAACTGCCTGGTGATACCTTCCGGTTGCTTTTCTTAGTGCCTGTGTTAGTGTTCCATCGTACCAATTCTTTATCTCGGTTAAAGGTTTTAAGAGATAGTGATCATCATTCCACATGATGAATGTTTCATCTGTTACTTTAAAGAGTTTTGAAATGATGTTCAGTTGTTTACGATCTGAAACGTCAGGATGAAAAAGGTGAAGCCCGTTGTACCACTCCGGCCACTTGTCGGAAATCAAAACAACTTCGTGATATGGAAAGTTCTTATCTATCGACCTCAAAGCAAACCTTAGTTCTTCGCCGTCTTTGTGCTTATATGGAATGTAGATTTTCATATTAACAACTAAATGCTATTCCGATAACAACAAAAGCAATGAAAAACCAAATACTTATTTCATTATCTTTTATGAATTTATAAATTTTCATAAATCATGTTTGCTACTGCTGAGTAGGTGTAACATTTTTCAAATGTAGCTTGTTGTTTAAGCCTATCAATTAAAATAGTTCTTTCATGCAAATCAGTAATAACATCGGTATATCTTAAACAACCTTTATCGAATAAATGTTCATCACTAATATAAACCGGAATAGCCCCGTACTGCAAAGCCTCTTGAATCCTGAAACTTGTTTTCCCGTAGCCCCTCGGACAAAGCACAAACTTACTCATTGACATTATGTAGCAGTAACTTTCTAAACTTGTCGGCTCTGTGCTTATAAAATATCCTTCTTTACCTTTTAATTCTTTAACCAATCTTTCCCTTATCGGATGCGTTATTGATCCTATGAAGCTGGCAAATATCGGCCTACCGTTTTCTTTGAACTCGTACTTATGAGGTTGACAAACCAAAGGAAGCTGAACATCTCCCTTACAACCCATGCCGAATATCTTAACATCTGCACCATGAAGATTGAATAAAACCCCGTCATCATGTTGAACGATTAAAAAGTATTTCTTTGACTTGTCTAAGTACTTAAAGTAATCATCCACGTTTGCCCGGTATCTTCTGTTCCTTATGTAGATTTTATTTAATTCAGTTACCAGGATAGGAAGATATTCTCTGTCTGACTTGTTTCGTGAAGGATCGTAGTTATCTAAAAACCACTCTTCAAAGCAAGGTGAATTATCACCGGGGTAGAATTTCGTTTCTCTTGGCCTTAGAAAATTTGTTTCTTTTTTTTCTTTGTTAAGCGTTATCATTTATCAATATTTTCCACGATTGTAATTATATTTATATCAGAAAACGGCATTCTGTTTTCTCCAGCCTTCCATAGCACTAAAACCATTTGATTATTACTTACGCCATAATGCCCATTATACAATACGTTGATATAATCAATATTTTCCCAAATAGGGCAGCCATTTTTTATTTTAACAGTTGCAGTATTTAATAGTTGTTCAATCATAACAATGTTTTCTAATGTATAAAGCATCCCCAAAACCCCTTCTTTTCCACTTCGTTTCAACCCTTTTAAAATCGGTCAAGTAATTATCTATATCCTCAACCATTGCACAGCCTTCGTAAAGCTCTTCCCTGTTTACCTCCGTGTATATGTAATCAATAAATTTCAAAGTTTCGGTTGCACCCCTTAAAACACTCAGCTCGGTCCCTTGTGTATCTACCACAAGAAAATTGCAATCTGTTATGCTACAGTAATCCAACTGCCTTACAGATACAAGCTCACAAGAATCAAAAACAATATTCGGATAATACGCTAAATGCTTCGCTGGCTTTAAAAGCGAATTGCTTTGACCTTGATTACTTGTTTCAATATTAATACTTTCTTCGCCTGAATAATCTGATAAGGCACATTTGTAACAATAATAACCGCCTATTGGAATTTTCTTTGCTAAGATTTCAAACGCTTTAGAACATGGCTCAAAAAAATGTCCTCTTGTTATTCCCGCTTTCTTAAACTCTTCAAACTCTTCGCCCCAATGCGCCCCGGCCTGAATAACCCCCGTTATCTTCATCCCGTACCTTTCAATTAATTTATCTAATTTAAGGAGCATAAAAGAATTTTATCTTTTCATAATTGTAAATCTTAGCATTCACATTTAAAGACTTGATATTATCACACAGCGGCAATCCTTGTGACCAGAAATCTTCCATCATTATATCTTCGCAAACATAAAGTTTACAACAACCCCAAAGCCCAAAGAAAGTTATTAGCTGGTCCCGATGATTATGGCTTGCATCGTCTATAATTATATCGAAAGGACCATGACTTCTAAGGTCTGATAATATTCTCGGATCTGTTTGACTTCCTTTAAACCATTGCACCCAATTAGCCGTAAAAGGATAATCTTGATATTCGCTGAATAAATCAACGCCGTAAATTTTAGCATCTGGATAAATCTCATGCCATGCCCGAATTGAATAACCTTCTTTAACCCCAATCTCTAAAATCTTTTTAGGGTTTTCAGGTAAGCGTTCAGCGTAAATTTCAGGATATTTATGATCCTTCTTGTCGCTTGGCGACTCGTTAAATATCTCTATAATTCTTTCAACCATAAATTTAATTCTAACATTATAGGTTTACAATATTCGTCAACTGCTTTTTTTACTCCCTTGAATGTGTCGTAGTCGTGACCTATTAAAGCCCCTCCTGGTCGGATTAATTTTGAATAGTGTTCTATTTCCCATTTGACCATTTCGTAAGTATGTAGGCCATCTAAGAAAACAAAATCAAATTTAGGCACACCGTAACTTTCTATATCGTCTTGAATATAATCGAAAGCATCTTTACTCTCCCTAAACATTCCCTCGTAAGCATTAAACCTAATTAATCTTGTTTGGGTTTGAATCTTTAGCCTATCGTAATCGCTTTGGTCAAACAATCCCGGCATATCAGGATAATATTTGTAAGGATCAACACAAATCAATCTTTCTAAATTGCAATGAGTAAGTAAATGATTAGCACAGCCACCGTAAGCTGTCCCGATCTCTATTCCGGTTTTATACCCTTTAGAGTTTATGTAGTTCGATAGTTGCCAGTAGTAACAATGAAGTCCAACGGCTGTATCTTCTCCTTGCATTCTAATTAAGTCTTCGTCTGTTCTCATAAATTTTCAAACTCCTTTTCTTTTTCTGAAAGTTTATCTCTAAATAATTCAGCCATTTTTATATCAACCTCGACAATATATTTTTCTATTAAATCAAAGTAATCTTCTAAATAAACATGACAACCTGTTTTTAATTTTTTTACTGTCCCGCCTCCCTCAAAAAACTCACAGATAGATTTAATTTCAATCATATCACCAATAAGTTTATTTGCGTTGTAGTATTTTATTTTATCCATAGTTTAAAATTTAATCTGTGTCCATTGTGAAGGAATTAACTCACCCGTAAAAATATGCTGGTTATCTTTCCCGTACCACTTTGTATGATGCGGCGCAATCACATTATCACTTCCTGAAAGATAAGCCGCCGTAAAGGAATAAGTACTATTTGCTATGATGAAATATTTGTATTGTGTCATTCTTAGCCAATCTTCTAAAGGTTCGCCGTTGATAAACCTTTCTTCCGGTACTATCCCGTAATTAAAAGTTATATCATCATCTGAAAATAAGTGAATCTTTTTCCCTTGAACTTTACACATTTCAATTAATGCCTCCATATAATAATCGTCTTTTAATATCGGCCACTTAGTAGGATACTTCGCATAGTCACCCCTTCTTACATGAACACAAACAGCATCAATCTTTTCTTTGGGTAAATTAAACGATTCAATTAATTCTTTTCGGTATTCATCAAAGTAGTTTAAGTTCTGATAATAACCAGTTATCCGCATATTCTTGTTTTCAAATGGTATCGGTTTATAATGCCAACCCTCATCATGGTATTCGATTTCAATCTTTGCTTCGTCCTCTGGTGTCAATAATGGGAAGTAATCAAAGGGGGTTTTCTTGGTATATTTTGACTTCGTGAATGAAGGTATTTTATATTCTACTCCGTTTCTCCAGGCATGAGCCATAGTGGTCATAATCTGAAAAACATTATTACCTAACCGCCCTGTCAATTTCGTACTGATAAACGTCATAAGTTTTTAATTTTCTCCTGAAGTTCAGCCGCCTTGTTCATGTTGTATTTGTGATCGCCATTGAGCCAACCAGAACCATCATGTCGCCTGTGGAAATAATTCATTGTAGGTACAATCTTAAACGAATTTCCAGCACATAACCAAAGATAATTAAAGTGTATCGTGTCACTCTCTTGAATCGTTTCATCATACCTATAAACCCTTAAATATTCATCTCTGTTTACAAGATAATTACACGTGTTAAGTAAAATGCGAAACATCTTGAAATCTAATAACCTCTTTGCATTATCAGAATTAATAAATTTTGGAAGGTCGGAAAAATCATAATCTGGTTCAGCCATCTCCGGGCAAAAAATAATCCTGCTTAATAGTTTTTCATCAAGCCCGTTAAAGACAAATGCAATCGCATCCAAATACTCAGGGTAAAGCTCATTATCGCTATCGAAAATTATTACCCACTCGTTAGATGCTTTGCTGATTGCCTCGGCTTTATTCAATGACATTCCTAAATTCTTTTCGTTCCTGAAAAGTTTAATTTTCCCTGCGCTCCCGGTTTGGCGGCGAATAAATAACAAATCAGTCAACCTTCTGAAATGTTCGCTATCGCTATGATCATCGACAATTACAATCTCATCAATTATTGGGTTATCATAAACCTTCTGGAATACTTCAAGAACCATTTCACTACGGTTAAATGTCGTTATACACAAACTAAGTTTCATTTGTCCTCCCTTTCAAATTTTATAACCATTGCAACCATAAAAACTAAAATGCAAAAGTTTAATGCCGATAAAATTAATGTCGCTGTTTGCATAATAAAAAAACCCGCCTCAGTCCGAGAACATCAGCGGGAATTAATCTGAAATTAATCAAATCATTTCGGGTCTCGGTTCCGTAATGATCTGCTGGTCTAATATACAACTTTAAAGAACTTCCACCAAATAAAGCGAATAGGCCAATAGCCGGTCTTTCCCCGATTCAATCCAGATTTCTTTTTTCCTTTCAAAAAGGGTTTTCATCTTTCTCATAATAATTTTTTGGTGCTGCCTGAAAATTATTATTCGCCTCTGTGAATTTCATTTTCTTGCCCTCAAAATTTAGCGGCACAATAAAATTGCTTTTTCCGTTTCTCCACTTTCTTACCACAAGATCCGCCTTACCTTCTGTTGATTGCCCGTTTTCATTCTCGGTAATCCCACTCATCCAATCGGAATGTAAAAACATTACAACGTCTGCGTCTTGTTCTATTGATCCACTTTCTCTGAAGTCTGAAAGCTGCGGATACCTGTCTTGGCCTTTTCGTTTTGTTACTTCCCGATTTAACTGACAAAGAATGATCACAGGAATTTCCATTTCTTTAGCCAACACTTTTAATGACCGGCTGATTTTTGAAATCTCGTTCTCCCTGGTTCTATTGTAAGATTCTCCGGCTTCAATCAACTGCAAATAATCAACGATCAAACAGTCCAAGCCGTGAAGATGTTTTAGTTTCATAGCCTTAGATTTAATCTCCAAAGCGTTCACATCGGTCTTATCGCTGACGTAAATAGGTAGTTGAGATGTCTGCTTGCCGATTTTATTGTAAAGATTTTCGGCCTCCCTTTGGTCAAA